CCAGAAGCAATAGTCGGGTCATTATTATAAGTAAAAGTCGCTTTAACTTGATGAGCCTGATTAATACCAGCAGTAGCATGAGTTAACACATCATTATCTGCTTTATGGATTTCATAACTATTAATTGTTTGAAATCTAACTTTAAGGTCTTCATTATTTGCTAAAGCAACAAGGTTATTTTCTTCTAAAGTTATAACAGTTGCAGTTAAAGATTTAATTGTGCCAACTAAAGCATTAGTATCATCATAAACAAAATCACCTACTTTAAATTTAGTAGTAGCATCAACTGTATCCACTACTATAGTTTTAGTAGTATCAGCACTAATAGCCCCATTAACTAAAACACCTGTATCATAAAAGCCACCAGAGACAGTAAAATCAGCAAAGTCTTCACTAATATTTCCTCTTAACAATAAAGGATTTACGGGAACTTTATACAAAGATTTTGTTAAGAAATTTTTAGTTGGATAATATTGAGCATGAGCAGAATCAGTTTGTGTTATATCTGTATCAGTTGTAGTTGTGCCTAATGCTTGTTCTGTCTGACCTTTACGCATAGCAAAAACATTGGTATTAGCAAAACTGTTTATTTTCATGAATCCTCACCTTCAAATCTAAAATAAAGTAATGTGTTTCTAAAATTAGGAAGCAAAGTATCTAAACTTTGAAAAGTAGTTTTAACATCTTTAGTAATAGAAAACTCATGTATTTCTCCCATAAACTGTGAAGCCCTTCTTGTTTCTAAAGTATCATTACCATTAGAACCTAAAAAGCAATCACTTTGGTCAAATTCAAACTCTGTAAAATTTAATGAAGTTCTTATAGTTACATCCTTTAATGTTCCAGCAGTAGTTGTAGCAGAAGCAACAGCACTTTGAGTTGTTATTGTAAATGAACTAGTCCCAACTGTTTGACTAGGTAATTGAAAAACCCCATCTAAATTAGTAACTCCTGTTCCGTCAATACTTATCCAATCTCCAACTGATAAACCATGTGCGCCTATTGTATTGATAGTTACTGTTGTGCTACCATCACCAACTATATTGTGTATTCTCAAATCACCCTCGCTAAAAATAGAAGTTTCTACTACATCTCCGTCTATAACTAAGTTAACTCTGTTTGCTAAACTATCATAAGACATACCTAAATAAAACGGTCTTAAAACATAAGATGCTTCTTTCCAACATTCTGCTATTAAATGACCGCCGTAGTTATCACTGTTACTAATACTATTACCACTTCCATCTATTAACCTAACACCATCAAATAAATCACTTGGTAATATTTTATACAAAGTTCTTGAAAAATTATATTCCTCTAATGGGTCTATGTAATAATCGGTAGGAGTAGAATCGCCTCCACCAAAACCATCTATCTTACTAGTTCTTGCTGTGCCACCATCTTGATTTCTAGCAACTGTAATAGCATTACCACTAATAGCACCAATAGTTATTACTTCATCAAAAAATCTTAAGGAATCTCCAACAGATAAATCTCTTGCATCATCAACATAAAAGATAGTTTCTGTTGTTGTTCTTACAGGTTTAGTTAATCTACAGGCCGCCATATAAATATAAACAACTTTATTACCACTACTATGAGCATATAAAGAATCAATATATCCTAAAGAAATAGGTTCTTTTTGTTGTAAAGAAGTTGAGAAAGTTTTACTAGAATTAATCTGTCCATAAAGTTTTCTCCCTCTCCAAACTCTATCAACCATATCTAAAGCAGAAGTACCATCTGCATTATAATTTGTACTACCATCAGCAAAGGATAAAACTCCATGTGTGCTACTTGCTCTTGTTGTGTAATAAACTTTCAATGCTCCAGAGTTATGAGTTTCATCTGTTAATAAATTATTACCAGTATTAGTTCCTCCAGCCGCTACCCAATTTGCGGTTTCTAAAGTTAATGTTCCTCCACTTTGTCCTCTAACTCTAAAGTAACCATCATTGTTGTCAGAACCTACAACTTTGATATATCTCATACTGGCGGTCCAACTACCACTAGCCCTCGATATAGTATTATTAGTAGCACTAAAAGTTACAACATTAGAACTTACATCAGCAATAGTATCTACCCCATTAAATAATCTTTCAAAGTATATCTGATTAGCACTAGAGTCTACCATTTTATGATATTTTACTCTGTCCTCTCTACCTAGATAAATGGGCTTTCCAAACACACTATCAATTAATGCTGGCTGGTCAACAGTTACACCATAATATTCTTTATCAGCAGTTATAACTGGATTATTACTTTCAATAGTTACAGTTCTAGTAATGCCGTTTGGGTCTTTCCCTTTTATAGTACAACCAATTTTATATTCAGCAGGTTGATTCATATTTGTTCTTGTCATATTTTTTAAATAGAATTCACAATTAGGATTATAAAATAATGACATTTTGTGGTTCTTACGATTATCTGTATAAATAGGGGCATTAACATCATGAGTTGTAGCAGTAGTTCCATCAAAACCTCTAGCAACTGTTACTTGGTATCCATTACCAAAATTTCTTGCAGTAGAAACTATTCTCATTTTTTCATTATCTATGCGAATATAATCTCCACCATCTAAGTCTTCTAATCTACTAACATCAATTACAGTTTCAGAACTATCTAATGCTTCTGCTAAATACCCTACATGCATATGTGAAAAATAAGCCTTTGACCTAGAAGAAGCCGCATTAGATTCATTTCCAACGGCTGAGAAGTATTTATCATTAAAAGGTAATTCCAAAACATTTGGGTCAGCATTTATATTTGAACTTGCATCACCAGCACCAGTTTCGTAATCCCCACCTAATAACCAAGCAAAACCATTTACATCATAAGGGGTTACAATAGTTTCTATCATGAAAGAATCTTTATGGCCCCATAACCCGTAAGGTTCTTCAGAGTCAGTTGGAATATGTTTACTATAATCTAAGTGAACGTAACCATCTCCCATTATTGGGAATACTAATGATTTTTTATTTTCACTATAAACTCTATAACTCATACTATCCCTCTTGCTACCTCAAATGACATACTAAATTCTACATAGGGCTGACCACCAACAAATGTAGTATCGAAGGAACGAATAAAACCAGCAATCGCTTCAAGTTTATTGTGTTTAGTGGTATCACCTAAAGGCTTTGGAAAGGGACTACCCCCAAAACTACCAAATGCATCTAAACTAAAACCATCTCCACTTCTAACTCCATAGTTAAAAGGAACTAAGGGACATTTTTCAACAGGTGTATTCTTACCAATTGCATTCCCATCTACATCTGTAACATCATTACCAGCCGCATCTTTATCATGATAGATGAAATCATTTCCTACTCTTGAAGGTATAAAAATAATTAAGTTGTTAAGATTTTGTTGAACTTGAGCGAAAGAAGAATCAACATAAGAATGTATTAGTTGACATATTTCTTGCGCTGTCATTTTTACAATTACGTGTTTCCCATCGGAATCTGTATATGTTCTATCTGCTACACCAACATCTACTGTAGTATCGACTTTATCTTTTGGTAAATCATCCGCTTTAAATTGTTTAGAAATTTGTTGTTCTGTTATAATACCACTAAGAGAAATAGTTTTACTGGATATTCCTAAATCAATAGGTTGAGTATTTGCTTCACCAGTAAAGATACCACTAAGAGGAATAGGCATTGCCATAACATCTTTAGTTGTAGATATTGCTACAGTTTCACATTTTAATGCTATCCTGTTAGTATCAAAGTTTTTCATAGTAGTTGTATCCGTTCTATCTGTTATAGGACTTCTTGAACTTAAATCAAGAAATACAAAATGCCCGTCATAATCTGTCGTTACCATTTTAATACCTCACGTTTGTTGATGAAGAAGTACTTCTATTTATTTCAGCACTCACCATTCTTCCTACCTTCTTTGCTATATCTCTTAACTCTGAATCTGATGCTCCTAAACGACCATTAACGTGAACATGAATTGTATTACCACCAGCCATTTTTCTGCTTTCTGCATTGGAATGAACCCTTGCACCCTTTGGTAAATTAACTAACTCTGGACCCTTTTCTCCCACAACTGCTAAACCACCCGCTGAAACTCCCCCTTCTGCAAAGAACGGAACAAAGGGAATCCCATCTCCTTTAATTGTTTCATAAATCATAGTTGCTAATGAACCTACAACTCTTCCTAACAAAGTAGGTAAGCCACCTATAAACGCCAATACCGCCACAATAAACATACCGAATTCTATCGCCTTACCTACAATATAGACGTAAAGTTCTTCTAATTTCAAACGTGCCTCCCTTAACTTTTCCAATAATGGCATGGCTATATTTTGAATAACCCAGTCTTTTGCTGTATTATAAAGCCCAATTATCCCTTCAATAAGTTTTCCAAATAATAATTTACCAACACCTAATAGTATAGCAAATAATCCACCAAATATACCTAACAAAATTTTACCTATACCATCTTTAAATTGAGACAGTCTTTCCATAAAAGTTCCAGAACCAAAGAAAGCAGAGAATAATAACATGAATCCTTCAATTACTGTAAATACACTATTCATTACGTTTGATATAGTTTCCATAATAACATCCATTGCTTCTGCACTTTCCAGTATTTTTCTAATGATAGAGAATATAACAAAAGCACCCATTAAGAATAACACAAACATTACCGAATATTTAATGGCAAGACCAGCGACTTTACCAAGTTTAGACATAGCACCTAAAGTTAATTTATCTCTTATCTTGGCTAAATTTTCTTTTATACTTTCCCTTTTTTCCCATGCGTTAGTAAAATATTCAACGTAGGCAGGAAGTTCTACACTTAACATACCTTGTTTAAATCCTCCCCTCTGTTTCTTTAATTCGCCTCTAGCCGCCTCCAGTTCTTTTTTCTTCTCGGCCACATCCCTAACATCTCCCTCGTCAAATTTGCCAAGTCGCTCATTCGCTTTCAAAACATCCTTTGCCATTTTTAACGCTACTTTCGCCTTTCTAACTTCTGACGCTTTAGTTAATAATTCTTCTTTCAATAATTCCTTTTCTACTAGTTTATTTCTTTTATCTAGTAATTTTTGCATTTGTTTTCCTTGATATTCATAAATAGCAAGAGTTCTTTTTGCGGCCCTTGCTCTAGCATCTTCTTCTTTTATTATTCCATCTTCTATTGCTTTAGCCATAGATTCATATTGTAATTTCAATTCAAGATTATCTTTCATTGCTTCATCGAATACGTCTTTTTCACCAATAATATCTGTTTGTAATTCTTGCATTTTTGTTTGTACAATCGCATATTCATCACTTAATGCCGCTAAAGATTTCATACTTTCATTCTGTGATTCTATTGCTTTAGCCTGTGCATCTTTATAAAAAGTTAAAAGTTGTATTCCACCCCTGAGATAGTTTTGTAATTTCCAAAGACCTGTACCTGATAACAACCTACTAGCGGCTGTCCACATTTTACTTTCATTTGCTACAACCCCAATTGATTTAGCCAACCCTTCTGTTGCTTGAGCAAGAGTATCTGCGGTATCAGACACCGAGAACATTTGGTCATCTAATCTACGTAGTTCCTTTGCTAGTCGCTGTACATCAGTCACTTTATCACCTATTGTTTCTCTTTATTTGTTTATCCATCTCTTCCGCTTTATACTGTTCCACTTCGCCATGAACCATTAACATATCTCTAACTAAAGAGGCTGGCATTTGATAAACCTCTAATGGGCTTATCGCTAAAGCCTTAGAAAGACTGTAAACTGTTATCAGAGATACAATCCGAGGATTAGCAGATTTTCCTCTTATTGCGGCTCTGACTTCTCGTTTTTTGTATCATCCCCCATAGCATTTTGAAGGGGATTAGGAAGTATATCTTTTAATTGACTTCCTAAGTAGGGACTTAGCCTAATTAAATCTACTT